TGTTTTAGGTAGTAATCCCATTTCTTGTAAAGTTTTTTCTGTCCATACTTGAAATTCCCATCCCCTATCTTTACAAAATTCTTGTGCTGCTTCCCATTTATTTACATTCTTAACATAAGTATATGCTTCAGCTATATATTTTTTAGTTCGTTTAACACCAGTTGGAGGAGCAGTTTGAATAGCTGGTTTAATTTCAACTAAGAGTGTTTTATCTTCAAATACTATTTTAATATCAGGAAAATATCTATGATACTTTTTATCTCCTTCATAATAATAAGGTATAATAACTTCTTCTGATGACCAACCTTTTATACTACTATTTTCATCACACCATTTAAAGACATGCTTCTCCCATAACGATCTATAAACAACATTGCTAAAATCGCCGTTATACTTCTTAATGTTCTTTACTTTATAGTGCCCAGAATATGCCATGTTTTGATATAAATAAGAAATAATAATAATTATGTTTATTTATTAAGGATTAAAGAATGGCAGCATATTCACCTTCGTTAGCATATCCACTTGAATCAGATCCAGTGTATAATACTAGGATTCGTTTTTCTACTTATAAGGTTAAACCAGTATCGCCTGGTAGATATGAAGGATTAGGCACCGGTTTATCTTCATTATTAAAAGACAACGTTGGTAAGTTTGTTAATACTATTACTGCGCCAGGTAGTGTAAGTAATAGTATGAACAGTCTTTTAGAAAGATTTACTGATGGTGAAGAAGACAGAACTGAAGTTGATCAACAAGAATTAGAACAAAAGAAAAAAGATCAAGCTGAACAAGTTTCAAATTCTGTATTAAGTACATTTTCAGGATATGCTACTAGTATCGATACAACATCACCTGTAATTAGCATGTATATTCCATTATCAATGACTTTTAATGATAATATTATGTATGATAATGCAAATTTAGGAGCAGCTGGAGCAGTCTTAGGAAAAACTTTAGAAGAAGGTTCAGGGATAATGACTTCTTTAGGCAAAGCTATGTTTGAAGGAGTATCTAATACTACAGATGTTTTATTAAATGGATTAGGCTCACAATTAGATAAAGGTGCTGGTAGACTTGCATTACAACGAGCAATTAATGCTGCTTCTCAAGTACCAGGAGTTCCTCAAGGTCTTGGATCTACTGCTACTTTAGCATTACAAACATCAGTAAATCCAAATACTAGAGCTTTATTTAAAGGTGTGGCATTACGTGAATTCTCATTTCAATTTCAATTTCATGCTACTAGTGCTCAAGAATCACAAGAAATTGAAAAAATAATAAATCATTTTAGAACTAAAATGTATCCAGAAGTATATGATCCATTTAGTGATAAAACTAATATTCCATTTGCGTATAACTTTCCACATATATTTAAAATTAATTTTAAACTCGGTAATACGGATATTAAAGTTCCAAGAATAGATTTTTGCTATTTAAGAAATTGTCAAGTTGTTTATAATCCTACAGGAGCAACTTTTCATAAAGATGGATATGCTAATGAAATTAGTATGACATTATCATTTATGGAATACAAAACTATGTCAAAACAAGATATAGAAAGAGGGTACTAATGGCATATTTTAATCAATTCGAAAAAGTTTTATATAAGTTTGGGAATGAAGAACAGAATAGTATTATTCAAAATATGTCTATATACACAGACGTTATAGATCAAATAAGAGATGATGTTTCTTTTTATGTAAAAGATTATATACAAGAAGGTGAAAGACCTGATCATGTTTCTGAAAGAATATATGGTACTCCTAATTATTATTGGACATTCTTTTTAATGAACGATGGTATAAGAACTCAAGGTTGGCCTATTGATAGACAACCTTTATTATCAAAAATGAAAAGAGAATATCCATTACATGTCCTAACAGTTAGAAATGACATTACAAAAACATTTCTTATAAGTCAATTAGTTGTTGGTGCAACATCTGGTGCACAGGGAATTATAGTTCATAGAAATCTTGACACTGGACAAATTACCGTTAGATTACAAACTGACACTCAATTTTTAAAAGATGAAGTTGCTAGAACGACAATAGCATCAGTTACTACAACCGCACAATTATATGGTGCTTCTCCAGAATATCTTGCAGCTCGATATTATTTAGATGCAAATGGAGAAAGAGAAGATTTTGATCCTATGGTTGGACCTGGAGCTCAACTCACTGAAAAAACATTATTAGATGATGTTCAAGAGCAAAATTCTAATTTAAGAGCTATTAGAGTTATTAAACAAGAATATCTCTTACAAATGCAGACATCTTTTGTGAAAGCAGTGAGTGCAGCTTAATGTCAGTTGTTGCAAATCCCTTTATACTTGCAGAAGCATTATTAACTACTAATCGATTAGGTAGCGGAAGAGAATTATCACATGATTTAAAATCGGCTATAGTTGATTTTAATATCTATGAAGATATAACTAAACCATATACTACAGCTCAAGTTTCCTTTGCGGATACTAAAGATACTCTTAGTAGCCTTGATATTCAAGGTGGAGAATATCTAGATATACATATAAAACCATCGTCTTATAGTGGATCTAAAGGTATCACTAAAAGATTTCATGTTATGAAAATAGAAAAAGGAATACGTGCAGGAGAAAATTCTGAACTAGTTCTTTTAAATTGTATTGATGAAGTTGGTTTTAGATCATATATGAAAAATGTAAATGTCTTATTAGAAGGTTCTCCACTCCAAATCATTAACCGTGTTTGTAATGAATATTTAGATACAGATTTAATTCATAATGAAGAAAAATTTGAACAAATTTATAAATTAATAGTTCCTAATTTAACACCTTTACAAACTATAGCTTGGATTAGTAGAAAAGCTATTACTACAATCGGTATGCCTCATTTTGTATTTGCTTCATTTGCTGATGATAGTATGAGATATTTAGATCTTGAAGATATGCTTAATTTCGATACTCTTAATCCTAATAGTCCATTTGTATATGGTTTTAATGCATCTAGTAGTAAAAATCTTTATGATTTTGGTACACAAACGTTTTCAATTAAAGATTATTCATATACAGATAATCATAATATTGCTAGTATAATTGAAAAAGGTATGTTAAACGGTTCACATTCATATTATGATACTATGAGAAATAAAGAATTTGTATTCGAATTTAAAGCATCATCTGATTTATTTGCTCAAATGCATGAACAAAATCTTTTTAAAAGTTCTCAATCAAGAGTGCCAATTGCTCCAGATATGACAATGGATGACGAAAAATTAGAAGAATATACATCTCGAAAAGTATATAATATTGGGACATCTGTCCCATGGAATGATGGATATACTGCTTATAATGAAAGACCGAATTATAGTACATATGTAAATGATGCTACAAATGAAGCTACTAGAGCTTTTATGGGTAAAGATACGCTAAATTGGAAATTTGATGGAAAACATCTAGGTCATATTCAAGGTGGTGTAATAGATGGTGCGCATATGGTAGGGAAAAAATTAAAAGTTATCTTTTCAAAACCAGATCCAGATTTAGTAGATAATACTAATGGAATGGTCGATTTAAAAAAATCAGGTGATTATTTAATTACATCAGTTAGACATCAAATGAATAAAGAATCTTATAGTATAATTGTTAATGGTTCTAAATTAGCAACACTTGATACTCAATACATGCCAACAGGAGCTATGTAATGGGACAATTCTATGGAGATAATCAAAGATGGTTTATTGGTAAAGTTGCTGATAATGCAGCAAACATTTCAGATCCATCTGAAACTGCAAGAATTAAAGTTAAAATATTTGGACTTCACGATGATCCATCTCTTAAGATACCAGATGATTTACCATGGGCTCAAGTTGTAGTACCAGTAACAGAAGGCGGTGGATCTGGTATTGGTAATAATGGAATTGGAATACAGCCACAATCTCTTGTGTTTGGAATATTTCTTGATGGAAAAAATAGTCAATTGCCATTAGTATTAGGATCAATACCTACAAATGAAAATTTTCATCAAGATTTAGTTAATAGTGAAAAAGCTTCTGAAGATATGAATGATGTTCATGGTGGTTTAACTGATCAGCAAGTTAAAGGTACACGTAATGCAGATGGTGTAAGAACTGATGATAGATATAGTAAAGAAGCTATTAAGTTTACTTTAACGGGAAGTTCTAATATTGAAAAAGCTTTTAATTGGTTCTTAAGTGAACAGGGTGGCGGGTATACACCCGCGCAAGCATGCGGATTGCTTGGAAATTTTTGGGTAGAATCTGGTAATGCCGGAATTCCAAATGATATTAATCCAAGAGCTGAAAATCCAACAAAAGAAGCTTCACGTGGTATTGCACAATGGAATCCTATTAATAAAGGAGAACCACGAGATTATGTTCATCCAGAAAGTAGATTAGCCGGCTTACAAAGATTTGCGGCTAAATTAGGTATAGGTTGGCTTGAACTTCATACTCAATTAATGTGGGTAACTCATGAATTAGAAAGAATGAGTTTAAAAGGAAAATTATCAAGGTGTAAAACTCCTGAAGAAGCTGCAAGACTTGTTGAAGTGAAATATGAAGTTCCAGAAGGATATAAAGATTACTATAGTCACTCTTCTCCAAGAAGAAGAAAAGCAGCAAAATCTTTATTTGATCAATTAACAGTAGGTAATACGTAATGGCAACAAAAACAATAAAAGTTACTGATCAGTATCTAATAAAAATAAAAGATTCTATAATAGCTATTAATAAAATTGAAGTTAAAACTAACGCTAGTAATAAGTCATATACTCAAATAGAAGATTATGATATATTTGGCGATACTATTGTTTTAAAAAGAACTTATCCGGAAATATTAGTTCAATACCAATATTCAGAAGAAGGTGAAGCAGAACAAAGAGTTGAAAAAGATATTGTTAATAGAACGTTAAACCAAAATAATTCAAATGCTAATATAAATTCATTAATAAAAAATATGAATGCTGCTCAAGAACAATTGGCTGCGAATGAAGCTTCTATTTTTAATGAAATGGATAAAGTTCTTTCAGGTTTTAGATCAGTTGCAGCTCCTTTTATGGAAAACGCAAAAGCAGTAGCTCAAAATATTCCTGCTATTATAACTTCAACCGCGCCAGTTGCTTTACAAACTTCAACTGAAGGATCATCAATTGGTTCTATTACTGGAAAAACTTCTGCTGGTGGAATAAATGCTTTAGTTGTTGCTGCTGGTAACCCAAAAGGATTAAGTTCAGTTTATCAAGGAAGTGATATAGCTATCACGGGTGCAACTAGTACTCAAATAAAACAAGTTGTTAAAGGGGTTTCAGCAGTCAATGGGGCTATTGATAATATTAGTGTTTTAGAATTAGTAAATGAAAAAACTGGAAAATCATTAATTGAGTCTTTAACAAATTTAGTGAATGATGCTAATAAAAATAATAAACAAATTACTGGAGAGATGAGTTATGCTAATGTGTTACCAGCCATAGTTAATAAAGCTAATGGTGTTAGTAACATTAGTAATTTTGCAGAAAGTCAAGCTGGAGTAACTACTGATTTTCCTAACTTAATTGATCCAATTTCAAGAAGTTTTAACACAAATATAAATGCAAATACTATATCTGAAAATATTCTTCTTACTTCTATAAATCAAACAACAAATATTGCAAATCTTGGTGGTAATATAGGTACATTTGGAAAAGATGATCATGTATATACAATTGTTGATACTATTGAAGAATTAGAAAAAGAAATTTCTAATATTTCTAGACCTATTACTGCAGCTATGGTTCATTGGTCTAAGACATGGGCTAATCAATTTTTAACAGCATATGAGATAGATGAAATACATAAAGCTCAACAAAAATTTAAATTAGGAGTAACTGCTTATACTGAAGCTCTTAATAAACAAACTGCTGGAATTATGTGGCACTACGTAATATTAAAAGATGGAACTCTTCAACGGGGTCGACCTATTGAATTAGGTTGCATTAATGAAATGGCTTGGGCCGATAGAACTATTCATATAGGATTTATTGCTGGTTATAATGTACAATATGATACTCAACAACAAACCAGCACTGATGCTACTTCAAAATCTATAACACAACAACAATGGTCTACGTTTGATTTATTAAGTAAAACATTATTAAAATTTAAGCCAGGAATAGGAATAGTAGGACATTCGGATGTACATAATGCGTCTAGTTGCCCTGGATTTGATGTTGAAAGTTATATATCAGATAAATTTGGTTATTCTTCTGTATATGGAAATGCAGAAATAGAATCTCCTAATGCTCTTACTTATGAAGAAATGGTTAATCGTTTACCTGCAGAAATTGCATCTACATATAAATCAGAAATTGTTATTGATATGGAATCTCTTTCAAAAGAAAATGTCAATAAAGATATAGTAACAGGTTTACCACTTCCACCATCTACAGCAGAAATAACTCAAGCTAAAAATAATTGGACTAGTGGCGAAGCAAAAGTGCAAAATAAAAATATAGAATTTATTAATGTAGAAAGAGATGTAATTTTAAATAATAATTGGTATGACCAAAAAAGAACAATCGCAAATGATGCGTTATATAATTTAAGAGATGATAGAAAACCAACTATAGAACAATCAGATGAATATCGTAAAATTTTATTAAATAGTGGATATGTCTATACTGAAGAGGATAAAATATGGCAGAAAAAATAATAGTTGATGATGATACTTCCGAAGTAATTTCTGCCACCTCTAAAGCAGAATTAGCTAGTAAAAAAACTAATACTAGTGAATATGCAGATACTACTGGAGCTTATCCACGACGAGCATATTCTGGAGTATCAGGCATAAATAAGGCTGCAACTGGAAATGAAACGAATCATGTTTATACTGGCGGAGGCGATGCTCTTGTCAATTTAAGAGAAGCTATTCCAGAATCACGATATAATTCATCTGTTTATCCTAAAAATCAAGTTAGAGAATCTCCATCTGGTCATGTAACTGAAATAGATGATACGCCTGGATCTGAAAGAGTTTTACATAAGCACAGAAGTGGTTCTGGCGTAGAGATGCTTGCAGATGGTACAGTAATCTATAGTAGTACTGGAAATTGTGTAAAAGTAACGTTACAAGATGAAAAGGTAATAGTTGAAGGAGATGCTCAATTATCTTATAATGGCAATTTAACTTTAGACGTATCGGGGGATTTTGATGTTAAAGTCGGTGGTAATTATAATATTGAAGTGGCTGGTAACAAAATTGAAAAGATTAATGGATCACAAAGTACCAAAATTAGTAAACAATTTCAAACTGAAATAGGAACTAATAAACTTGAAACAATTGTTGGAACTGAAACAAAACAAGTATTTGCAAATCAATTTAATATTGTAAAAGGAAATATGCATCATATTGTTGAAGGAACTATTAAGCTAAATTCTAAAGGAATTCTTTCTACCACTTCAGAAGAAGAAATTCAAATGAGTTCAGATAATATAAACATTGCTGCAAATGATATGTCAGTATTTGGAGCAACTGGAACATTTGGTGGAGATGGAGTTTTATTTTCAGGTCAAGGTGCAACATTTGAAAAAGGTGTAACAGCAAGCAAGTTTACTGGAGATTTAGATGGAACTGCTGCAAGCGCAGTAGTAGGAGGAACTGATACAGATCCTGGGTCAAGTCATAGCTTTACTGTAAGTGGTGATGGTACTCCAGCTATTACTAAACCTAATGCAAGTATAATGTTAGATTATCTAAATAATTCTGAAAGAGCGTATCAAAGAGTTTCAATAGATAAAGAAGCTCATATGAAAAATAATGTAGTAGGAAATAGACAAGAATTTTATGGTAATGTTACTAAAAATGATCCTAAGACAAGTGAAGCCCGGGCGTTATTAAAAGATCCTGATAATTTTCAAAATAAAAAATTTATTGGTGCATTAGTAGCTAGTGGAAAAGTAAGTAAAAAATTCCAATCCCCATCTCCTCCAGCAATAGGTAGAATAGTTAAACCGAGTGATGTTATCTTAAGAGGGGCAACACCTATCGGTCAATCAGGAAAGAAATCAGCGAAGAGGTTTAGATTATAATGTCACAATTTTTACCAAATCCAAAATATAATCCAGAATTTCAAGAAGAAATTAATGCTAAAACTAAATTGCAGCCAGGTATATCTATGGCAAAATTTCTTGGAGGAGTAGGTTGGGCAGACACAATAGAGCATATTACGCCAAATCAACTTTTTGAAGATAAATTAAAACTTGCTAAACAATATCATATGCATGCTGTTGCATTAAGTGGAATAGCTGAATTAGATGATTTTGCTTATCATAGAGTAAGAGTAGCAGAAGGTTATTATAGAATTATAGATGAATCAAGAAAATATGATTTAGATAGTACACTTTATTATAGAAATAAAGGACAGGCAGTAGTATATGAAATTTTAAATGAAGTAGGAAACCCAGATCCAGAAAAGACTTGGGATTTAGCATTACACTTTGCTACTTCTCAAATTAGTAGTATTAGACCACAAAAAACTATTTTATGTTATGATACATTTCATCCTAATGAAAGATTACATGCTCAAGTATGTTTAATTTTACCAGAGATTACTAGTGGATGGAATGTGAAATATGCAATAGGAGAAAATCAAGTAGAAACAAAATATAATGGATTTGTTCAATCTACGGGAGAACTTGTAGAAATACTAGAAGAAAAACGAGAAGAAACACTTTTATACGGTAATGATATATAAATAAGTAATAAAGTTTAGAGGAAAATATGGGTAGAGTTTATGCAGTTGAAGATGGGAATTTATCGACATCGATAATTACAGCGCGTACAAGTAAATATACAGATATGGATATAAGTTTTATCAATAAGCCGACAACTGCATCCGGGCCAGGTGGTGTAAATGTAAGAACTGATATTGAAGTTATATCTGATGCTGCAGCTGTTAAACAATCTATTCAAAATATATTGCTTACTGGAAAAGGTGAAAAACCTTTTATGCCAATGTACGGTACAGATCTTCAATATTTGTTATTTGATTTAGATACAGATTTTGATGAAGATTTACTTCATGATGAAATTACCAATTCAATTAATATATTTGAACCTAGGGCAAATATTCAAAAAATAAGAACAGAAATAATACCAGAAAACCATAATGTTAAAGTAACAATTGAATTTCAAGTTGTTAGTTCTTCAGAATTTGGTATTGTAGAAATAGACATTGCGAGGCTCCGATGACAGTATCAATTAAATCAAGCGACCTTGATTTTAATTCAATTAAATCAAATCTTAAATCTTATCTTAAAGAAAAAGATGCCTTTAAAGATTATAATTTTGAAGGATCAGCACTTAATAATATTCTTGATGTATTGGCATATAATACTCATATGAATGGATTAATTGCTAACTTCTCTATAAATGAATCATTTCTTAATACTGCACAATTAAGATCTTCAGTTGTGTCTTTATCTGAAGCGGTTGGATATGTTCCGCGGTCAGTTACATCTTCAAAAGCATCTGTAAATTTAAGTATTAATATTACAGATCCATCACGACCATCTCAGATAGAAATGCCAATAGGAACTAAATTTAATACTCAAGTTAATGGAGTGAATTATGTTTTTAGAACTCTTGAAAAATTTACAGCTACTCCAGATACTAATGGATTATATGAATTTAAAATAACTGATGGTTCAACTAATATTAGTATTAGTGAAGGTATTGAAAAAGATAAAACATTTTATGTAGGTGAACTTATAGAATCACAAGTCTATGTTATACCTGATCCAACTATAGATACTAGTTCATTAACTGTTAAA